TCTGGCGGACCTGCCACAATAACACCTTGCACTTGTGTGTAAGCATTTGTAATCAAGTCGTCTAATATGTCAACTGGTGCTTTGGCTTCAGTTCCAAAATTAAATAATTGAATGTTTGGATAAAATTCTAAAATTGGTCGCTGTGCTCTATAACTTTGATTTAGGATCAAATCCGTATTATTGTATTCAGCTGTTTTTTCAATTACATTTACATGAAACCATCTATTGCTTCTTGACCAACCATTTAAATCAATACTACTTCTATTAATAGTAATGTAATCAAGAGATGCCAAGTTATTATTGTTATCTTCAGGGACTACCAAGTCAGCTTCTGCTATCAACTTGATTGAGTCGCCTACTCCTTCTACATAAAAAGTTTTATTTGCGTAAGATTCAGTAGCAGTAGAATCAAATTGTATTTTGAGACCATTGGTAAAAACTACGCCGTTTGGACTAACATAATTCTTTTGACCAATTATATCTAAATCAGGATCAATTTCTGCCAATTCTAAATCAACCAATTGAATACCTCCAACTGCTTGATCAGTTTGATCGCTTTGGTAATATAAAAAACTTAGAGGGGCTGTAATCTGAGGAACTTCGTAATAAACATCTAATCTACTGTAGAATTCTTTACCAGCATTGGCAGCACCTGAAATTACTCTAACCTTTTGTTCATTTAATACTGTGGTTTTTCTAGTTAGGTAGATTCTTGGTTTATCATCCTCGTCGTTGTATACTGAAATTTGATAAACATCGTTTCTTTCATTAAACGGTATTAATACGTCTTGATCTAAGTAAATTACATCATTTAAAACTCTAGCTGTATCGTGCCAGAAGACATCGTCTATGAAAGCAGTATTAACAAAGATTAAACTGGCTCCATTTAGAGAAAACGTAGGACCATCAATTCCTCCCAGTAGGGTTTCAAGATCACTCAATAAACAACCTTGTAAAGACTGATAGCTGTGATCAGTAGCATAATCTACAGTGTCAATTATTCTCATGTTAGTCCAATTAACTTGAGAATCTGCCAATGGTACCTGGAATATTACACTTCCTACATCTTTGCCGTTATCAGTAACACCAAACACTGATCTAGTAGACAAGTTAGGCGCATTTATATCAGCGCCTAACGACCCAGGGCCAGATTGTATGTAAAATTTATTTCCTGGTTCATTGATTTGAAACACATATCGTCCGCCCCTGGCCAATGTAATAATTGGATTTGGAGCTTGATTGAACCCGCTGAATTTATAGGTTTTTGATACAGAATCATATGTCACATCAAAAGTTTGCTGTAACGGAACTGTGCTTGCTGTCACTGTAACTGTGTCTGGACCGTTAGCTAACCAATAATACTGAGCAAAATTTATTAATTTGTCTAAATCAATTTGAGGATCAAACGAATAATATTCACTATCAAATAAACGTGAATGATTATCACTTAATCCGCCGTAAAAATTTATTTTGTTTAATAGGTCAGTATAGGTTGTAACGAATTCTACATTACCAGTTACTGTATCTTTAATTATAACACTAGGTTCAAGTTGATAATCTTGTCTGTCTTTTGTAGGTTCACTAACATAACTGTCTGTGCTTCTATAAGAAGGTGCTAACTTTCTTCCAATGTATCCGTTTATTCTAGTAAAATCTGGTTCACTTAATAACTGATCAGCGGTAGCGTGTAAGAACTTTCTATTCGTATCTGTTCTAAAAATCTCAGGTAAAAATTGTAAAGTTTTAAAAACAGCCATTTTTTTTCCTATTAACCAGTTATATTCAATTGTGCTGCTGTAATCGCAGGTATTATTTGTACATTATCCACTGTGGCTGCACTTACAAGTATCTCGTCGGGGTCCGCATTTATCTGATATAATGTACCAAATCTACTGTCAGTATTTGATGGAACTATAATAATACTGCTCACGTAAGGTACTAACGCAGTATGTAAATATGCGCTCAACTCACTGAAGTAAAATGTTTCGCCAAAGTCCCAGTTGTTAATGTCGAAGTATGTGTTAATGGCCGCGATAACTTGGCTTTTGACTTCGTTGTCACTTATTGTGAGATTTGGATTTTTGATCACTTTAAAAGTGGCTCGTAGTGCGGCGTCTGCTTTGTTACCAAATAATGGTTTAAACACCGCAGGATTATATATTATACTATCACTAATAGTCTTAAGTGCTTCAATTGACCCAAACTCTGTTTTAAGCTCTGCAATTGAAGGCGCTGTAGGTTTACTTACTTTGTTACTTGTGTCAGACAAATAAGCAAAATAATCATTAGAATATGTTTTAGTAAGAATATAAAAATCAATCAGATTGTTAGGACTAGGATCAATTCTTCTATTATTGGGTGCGTTGTGTTTGTATTGAAACTTTAAATTTTGTCTTCCTACTCTAGCAATGTAATTAGATACTACTGTCAATGAGCTTCCTGTAGACTGGTAAAATGTAGGTCCATTTTCAGCTGGGACAGCCGCATCGCCAAGACTTGCATAAAAAATAGTTCCGGCTGCATACAAAGAAATATTATTTAAAATATCTGTTTTGGTTTGAAATGTACCAACAATTTGCGTTTGATCCACTGGATCGTATCGTAAAAAATTATATTGATCAACAGATTCAATAAAGTAAACGTTTTTATTTTCAGGATTAACAGATGGATCAACTAATTCTAAAAATAAATCAGGATCGTCGGGTACCTCATCTAAATTGTCATCTGGAAAAGTTATTTTAATTTTTCTGTTATCATCAATTCCATCTGCCCCTATAGCTCTATTCCAAATTCTATAGGTTTGACTGTAAAAAAGTGCGTTGCTAGAGTCCGGCTCGGTATTAATTCTTAGAACTTTAATAAAATCAACTAACGTGGTTGCAGTCCTACTGTCGTACACTCGTACATCGGGATCAAAGTAAAATCTTGTCTCTCTTTCACTTTGAAAATAATAATCTATACCTCTACTAATAGCAGTGTATTCACCATTGGCAAACGATAAACTAATAAACCAGCTGTTGTCTGCACCAGTTCCAGCAGTGCTGCCGGCGTTTGTTAAACTAAAACTACCTGAACCAAGATTTTGACTTTCAATAATTGTCCATGTCATGGTAGGTATATCGTATCTTAGTCCAAATGTTTTGTAACTTAAAATTTGTAAAATAATACTGTTAATCAATGACTCTGGCCAGTCGTTCGCAAAAACGGGAATAATTTCACTTACAATTGCTCCAGTAGGCACAATCACACTTAGTGTGGCTGTAGATGATAACCCTGGATTGTTGTAGTCTATAATGCTGGCCCACAAACTTGTACGTTGATATTCTGTTTCTGGTGTCCCAGATTGTAATTGATTCTGTGCATCAAAATATTTTCCAGCTGGTGCAATAAATTTCACCAAACTACCTTGAACTAAAAATGTATAGTTAGGACTTGTAAAAGTACCCGAACTACGTCCAGAACTGGCAGAAGTTTGTGTCCATACACCCACTGTCGCCACAGTTCCTGTCCCAGTGCCCACGGCTGTGGCTTTGAAAATAGTGCCAACTGTGTTTGATGATGCTCCAAAACTTGTAAAATTGGTTGATCCTACACTTATGATTTTGTAGGTTGTTCCAACTACCATGCTTGTGGCCACAATAGTAGATCCTAGCGGACTGTTTCTAGTAGCAGTATTATAATATAAATGTCGCGTAGTGATACTTGAAATTAAAGGTTGAAGCGTGTTCCTAACAATAGCGTTTACTTCTGTTGTGCTAGTAAACTGAAATACTTCTGTTTCTTCATAATCTTCTCGATAGATTACACCATCTTCAGCAAAAATATTTGTACTTGAATATTTTCCAGTTGCGTCTATAACATCAAGATATCTACTTACTCCCGAACTGGTCCTATTAGTTGCCTTTAATTTTAATATATTACTAAAGGTTGTAAATGGCAAAACATTGTAGTCTTCGCCAGTGACCATGCGATTTTGTGTATAATACTGTTGAGGTGCTTTTGTTCTAATTTCATCAAGACTTTCTCTTGAGATCGCATTAGTTACTGTATATTGTAAACTAGCTCTAACAGTCAATGTTTCTGCTCGACCAGTTCTGCCTCTGTAAGGTAGAACTATTGTTATTCCTGACATTTCGTCTGGTGTAATTTTGTAAGTTAAGTTGTTACTGGTTCGATAGTAAACTCTGAAGCTGCCTACTGGAATATTTGTAAACGAGCCGTCGCCAAAAACTAAATCAATTTGATCATTTGCTCTTGATGCTACGCTATAAAGATTTCGTTGGTCGGTATTGTTATAAATGACATTTATTCCATTCACAGCAGGAACTTGCGTCCAGAGTGTGTCCAAGTTTCCGCTTGATGTTAAACTATATAACCAAACATCGGTGTTATTAATATTATCAAAATTTACGTTAACAATACGATTTGACAAACTTTCAGTAATATTAAAATCTAATGAATTAAGCGCACCTTGTTTAAAATAGAAAAAATATCCAGTATTGTTACTTGAATTACCTTGATTGTCGTTTCTGTATAAAATATTAAACGAAGCAGATGTACTTGGTTCTGCCTCATAAATGTATTCCTGATTTAACGATGTAGCACTTACTGCTTCAAAGGGATAGGTCACACCAGCAATGCTGGTTGTAAATGGGTAAGTTGGTGTAATACCTGCTACAATATCTACAGCATATTCATCTGTTTTTATGCCATTGAGATTTTTTGTTGCTCCTGGTTTGCCAACTGCCTGATTAGCTACCAGTGCAGCATTAATAATTGCAGTAAATTGCTCTAACCAGTTTTCATTTGTGCTATCATTCCAGGTAATAATAACATTACTCAAGTTGATGCCGGTGCTGTCAAACAATGTTTCTGTTGTGCTTACACTGTCAAATTTTAAAAATCCAGAAGCAGGTGTACTTCTTTTTGGGTTGTAACTAACTAATCTTGCTAGTTTTAATATGCTGTCTCTACGCTCTGCAGTATCTAAGAAATTTTCTCTGGCATTTAGATCAGCTCTAAATGCTAAACTTTGACCTAGAAAAGCTAAAAGATCAATGAGTGCAATGTATTCAGAACTGTCTGTAAAATCATTGAAATCTTCTGGATAATAGGTACGTAAGTATTCAATCATTGACTTACGTAAAGTTTCATAATCAAAACTTTGAAAATCAGCTTCTCTGAAAGTTTGATAAACTTTGGTCCAATCTTGTTGGACTAATAAACTTGTTTGTCTTGTAGTTATAGCCATACTTTATACCCGTATTTTGTATTTATCGAAATAATAAAGTGGTACTTTTAAACGGCTATCACAGAGTTCAATTCTTTGTTAAATTGAAGAGTGAGTACGTCACTTAGATCATCGGGCAAAAATGTCATTTCAACTTGAATCTGTAAACCGTATTCAAATTGATCAATTAGTATATTGTCCACTCTTACCCTAGGATCATAATTTACAACTCGTTGAATATCCTCGACAACCAATGCTTTGACGTCAGCGGTTAAGGGCTCAAACAAAATGTTCCAGATTATACTGCCAAATTCTGGATTCATTAATTTTTCGCCTTTTCTAATGGCAAAATTATTGAGCAAGTCGCGCTTAATTAACTCTAAATCAGTTAGTCTAAACTTTTTGAGCTTGTCAATAGTGCTAAAACCTCGGTATCTAGTAATGGCCATGTTTGTATTTATTCTGGGGTATCTGCACCAAGGGTGCCAATAGCGTAACGTCCGCCGTTAAAATATATGTGCCCGGGGCGTCCTTGACTGTCTAAAGGTTGCCCGGTATTTCGCCAAACATTTGCCTTGGTGGCTATAGAATAGTTTTCTAAATTGATTGTGCCATCTGGTTTGCGAGGATTTTGATTGAGAGCTGGATTGCCTAGATCTTGATATTGATAGGCCAGTGCCAACATACCAGCTATAGTTTCTTTACTGTCGCCATCTCTTATGGCACCTGCTTTGATAAGTTCTCTATACTGCTCTTGCATAAAATCATTCATTATAGCGTCTTGCACTTCTGCAGCAGACACAAAAACATCATTAGTATCTACTCCATCTTTAGCTGCCCATGTACCATCTGCTTTTTTGTATCCGTATCTAGTCAACAACCACTCTGATGTCTGATACTTTCCTAATTTTAAAGGGGAAATAGTAAAAGTTACATCGCCGCTTACTGTATGATTACTCCCTAACATTATTTGATTGTTAGTTAAAAATGCTGTTCCGGTGCCGTTTCCTGCAGCATTGGCTACGAATGTGTTTCCAATTATCACATTAGCAACATTGCCCGGCAATCCAAATAGTGTAAAATTAGTAGTACCAATACTGGTAATAGTGTACGTAAAGCCAGGAACAAAATTGCCCGAGGTAATGTTGCCTCCTACAGATTTTTGGATGACCATGGTATTGCTGCCAAATCTTCCGGTACTAGGACTACGAATGTTAGCTACCATGCCTAATTGTATATCTCTGTGATCGGAGTTGGTAATAATCAATGTGGCCACGTTTGCAAAGTATGTGTTTGCATGTGAAACCACAGTATTGGCGTTTATATTGGCAGTAAACGGTCCCAGTTGCGGAACTCCAATTCCAACCAGGTTGGCGTTTATGTTGCTTTCAATGTTGCTTATTTGAACCTGTATACACTTGGTTTCAAATTTTGTAAGAGTTTCAATGTTGGGTTTAAATTTTTCTAAACCAATTCCTCTAGGCGACGACACATTGGCCAATACTTCACGATTGGCAGGATTGATTACCGTAAAATTACTTGCACTTGTTATACCGGCATTAGACATTATGTTTTTCCTGGCGTCTGTGGTTTGGGTGCAACAATTTTACCGCTGTTTTTTTTGAGTTTGCCGGTTTGCCTGGTCCACGGTTCGTGAGTGGGTGCAAACGGTGATAAACTTTCAAACAATGTACTTGATGTTTTCCACAGTTTTGTGTTGTTGTCATATTCCACATTGGCCTGTTGATAAAATTCCAAAGGTAGATTGGTCAATGGCGATGCTGGTGTACTGGTGTTTAAAAATATTTTCCTGCCTTTAAGCACAAGATCTGCACTTGTTTTCCATCCGCCAGCCACTGCTTCCATCAGCAACGTGGTTCCGCTTTTTATTCCAACGTTGCCTGCATTGAGAGCATAATTTTTTGTTGCAGTAAGTTGATAATGTTGGGTTTCGTTTAAAAAATATTTGTTTGCAGATACTTTGATCGAATTGCCGCTGGTAATATTCACGTTGTTGTCTGCGTGTAAATTTAAATCTTGCTGTGCTCTAATACTAACATTGCTATTACTAAAAACGTTTACACTACCATCTGGCGTCAATTCAACCCACGCTGTTCCCTTACTATTGCTGATATAAATTAAATCTTCTGTGTCATGCATCAAGATTTGATGACCACTGCTGCTTCGTAGTCTTAACAATCTGCTTTGACCATAAATGTCACCGTCATCCATTACCAGCGAGTGGCCGCCTTTTCTGTTAGGGAAGGTTTGCACTGTGG